TCACTATAATTCCATTTTAACATTAAAAGCTGTATCTCCACCAATAACAATACCTACACCTATAGCTTCTTTCTTTCCACCTTGCATATAACCCATAGCATAAGAAGAACTATCTATACCACAACCTACAGCCATACCAAATATTGCTCTTGTTTTACCGAACATCCATTCTACATACATATCGGTATGGTAATGTCCAGAAACAGTTGAAACCATATCTCTCTTAGTTGCCATTTTTGGTTTACCACTCTTATCTCCGTGAACATACCTAACTCCGTCAATATAAACATCTGTAACAAATCTCCAATTAGGTGTTTCTAATACCTCTCCAAACTCCTTAATCCATTTGCTTGGAATATTTGAAGTTTGTGCTTTACGTATGATTATTCTGTCGTGATTACCGAGCGTTACATCTGCATCTGGAAATGCTTCATACCATTTAGCTAATTTACCAACTGCTTGTTCTAATTCATACTTACCACCTAAACCATCTGCTGATGATTCGTGGTATGAAGAATAATGATTGTCTATTATATCTCCAATAAAAACAACTTTATTGCAACTGTATTTTGCATAAGTTTCTTTACAGAAATCTAAATAACCATCTAAACAGAATGGTTCGTGTAAATCACCTATGATTAGTACTCTTGATTCTTGATTGTTCTGCCTGTAATTCATAAGCATTTGTTCTTCGTCTTTAGATAGACGATACCTGTTTGATTTGTTTAACATCTGTTACTAATTTTAACATTTTTTTACATTCATTAAATTTATCTTTAGCCTCATCTTTATAGAATTCTAAAAATAAACTATAAACTCTTCTAAGTAAAGAAAACTCTGTCTTAGCACCTTTAAGTATCTTATGTGCTTTAGCTTTACCATAACCTTTAAAGTATTTTACATTATCAGCAGTATCTCCCATTATCATTTGATGATAAAAGTTATACTTAGCCTCAAAATCTTCTATCTTAACTAACTCTCTTCTGGAGTAGTAAGTGTCAAAAAACCAACAAGGAAATTGCTTGTAGTCTTTATCATTAGCAGCGATAATTACATTATTCTCACCTAATTCATCGCAAGATTGTTTCCATAACGTAGCAACAACATCATCTGTTTCATAACCATCAACCCAATAAGAATTAAACTCATTTTTTACGTGATTGTGTAACTCTGATAAAAATGCAGGTCTTTCTTGTGTTCTATTAGCCTTGTATTGCTTATTTAAAGCCACTCTAAAGTTATTTATAGAGCCATTGCATATCCAAATATCATCGAACTCACAAATGTCGCTTAAATCCTTTAAAACCTCGCCTAAATAGTTATCAAACTTATTCTTAGCTTCATCTAATGTTTCTACATTAAAACAAGCTGAATAAATTAAACTATCTGCATCTAATATTAATCGCATTATAAATTATTAAAGTTAATTCTATTAGCTGCTTCTTTCTCTTCTGGTGAAAGGTTACCTCCTACTCCTTGATTTTTATCTTTATCTATTGTTTTTATAGACCTTATTGCTAACCATTCACTAACTTGAAATTCAACTGTAGCATTATTAAAAAATTTAAGCACTATAGTTTCTCCTTCTAACTGAATAACGTTTTTCTTGTTTTGATTAGATATGCTTGAAAACACATTGCAATTCCTTTCAACAGCGTGAATAAGCTCTTCCCTATCTTCTATATCAGAAATGTCTATTAATTTAATGTACGCTTTTTTAACACAACCACCAAAAATATCATTAGCTTTTCTTGTAAGCTCTTTACTATAAGAGTAAATCATAATTTTTATTTTTATTAACTATTGTAAATTTCTATGTACTTATTCAAATTCTCTTGATAACTTCTAACACAAGAAGAACAACTACTTGGTTTTACCTTAGTGTTAAATATGCTATTGTAAACAGAAACTAATTTTTGTATCTCATCAAACTTCCATTTAGACTTTTTCTTGATATCGTTATTTACATACCAATTATAATCTTCTTCTGAAATGCAGTTTAACCTTTTTCTACCCCAAATATTATACTTATTGAACTTTTCCTTACGCTCTTCGCAACCACAATCATCTGTAATAGCCTCTACAACCTTCTTGATACCAGTAGCTTTAGTAATATTCTCTACTACATCACCTAAACCTACCTCTTGTTTATCTTGGAATTTAGCTTTCCATTCCTTATACTCTCTGTAGTCTTTAGAGCGTTTATCTATGTTGTCATAGTAACCTTTCTCTTCTAAATCTTTATAATACTTGTCTTTTTTCATAATTTGTTATAATAATATTTATATGCTTCTAATATTGTTTCGTAAATCTTTTCTTTCTCTTTCTTAGTCTTTTGCTTGAAGATTGTAGTACCTTTTCTTCTTGTTATCAACTTTCCATTCTCTATGTTATAGACATCTATTCTTACATCTTGCATAGTATTAATTGCTGTTGGTGATATAAATATACCATTAATCCAACAATCTCTAACTTCTTTACAATTTATCATAATCGCCATTGAAAAAGTCTTCTATATCTTCTCTATACTTGCCTCTTAATTCTTCTTTTAATCTCTTTAACTTCTTAGTTACAGAATACTTTGTAACATTAGCGTCATCAACTATCTTTTGTTGAGATAACTTCTCTCTGGAGAAATAAGACACATTACTATTGATAGGAACTCTATAATACAATTCAAATAACTTTTGTACAAATTGGTCTTTCTTAGATAAATCTTCTCTTATATTGTCTATAATATCTTCTAAAGCTGTATCTCTTGCATAGTCATAATTGTCATCTTCTGGCAACTCTAACTCATCATTAAGCAATAAAGAATCAGTTAATAACTTCTTTCTCTTAATGTCTATAAACAAGTTTTTTAAGGTCATATAGATATAGTATTTATTTATACCATCTTCACCATATTTAAACTTATCCTTATTCTCTATTTTAGAAATCTTTAAGTACATTTCTTGTACTATATCTTGTGCGTCTTGATAATTGCAACCAAAGTTAATGCAACATTTAATCCAAAGACTGTGTAATTTAGCTACCTTATCTAACATTTACTATATCTGTATTAATTAACATTTGTAATATATCGTAAAAATCTTCCTTTGTCATAACAACTACTTCACCTAATCTATTTCTTTTATGAAATATAACGTTGTAGTTATTGTCTTTAGGCATTGAATCTAATATCTTATGGTAAGCACCTAACCTTTCTACTGCTTTTGCTTGAACGTTAAATATACCTGTGTTAGTTAAATCAACACCAGCATCATCTAACATCTTTGATTCAAAACGAGAAGTCTTACAATCTTCAAAGCCAAAATCTCTAAATTCTTTTGCTAACTTACGTTCATAATTTGAACCCTTTGTTTTACTATTTATTGACATATGTTATATTATTTTTAATTTCCCAAATAACGTTATATCTACAATTATAAACGTCAGATATTTGTTTTATACTATTAGTTTTAAGCATCTCTTTAATATCTTTAACTTGCTCGTCATTAAAAAGCGCTCTACCATTTTTTGAGCCATATAATTTTGTTTTACCAAACCTACCACCTAAAACAGCGTGAGTTACATTTTCTTGATGCGTAACCCATTCTAAGTTTTCAACATTATTATTTAACTTATTAAAATCTTTATGATTTACATTGTTTTTATTTTTTGTATTTTCCAAGAAACTCATAGCAACCAACCTATGAACCCTAAAGGTTTTCCACCTATTGTTTTTAACTAAGTTTACTTTATAATATCCAGTAGGCATAATAACCAAAGACATTATTTTGTTTTGTCTAAGTGATTTAACGTTGCCAAAAGAACTTATCTCATATAAACCCTCATAACCCTCTATTGGCTTCCAGACTTCTTTTGTCTTACTATTTATTGGCATAGTTTATTATTTTTCTACAATATACGAATTAAATTGATTATTAAGTTAAAAAGTTATTAACAATTAATCATATCCTATAATGTTTGTTTTTGCTAACTTTATTATATGTTTTTGCTCTTAATGTTGGCTATTACCATCATTTTATATCTTTTTGAGTATAATAAGAAATAACAAATTATAATGTTTTATCTGTTTAATCCTCTATTTTGTCTTACTAACTCTTCTTTAGATATGCGATTGCTTTTTATTAGTTTATCAGAACCACCAGTAGATTCATTTCTGTTATGGTAATAATAACTATTTTCATTGAATTTATTATACATATTCCAATTAATAGACGGTTTGTCTATACGATATTCTTTAGTTACTTTTAACTCATCTAAAATATCATCTGTAAAGTTAATAGGTGATTTAGTAAAGTAATATTTAATAAGTTCTTTGTGTCTATGCAACTCTAACATCCTCTGTACTGTTAATTCAGAGTGCTTACCAAAATTTAATTTTGATTTCCTTGTTAATATTCTAAGTCTTGCTATCATAATAATAATTTTAAGCAAAGATAATAAAAAGAATGATACAATATGTTAAGAATATGTTAAAATATAATTTGTTAGCAACTTCTTAATAACTTTATTTAATAGCTACTTGAGATTCAATTTTTTTTTGGGATATTTGTATTGTGTTTACGTGGTTGTCTTTAGTGATTTAGCTAAGCCACCCTCCCCAAAGAGGGGTGGCGTTTAAACATCATAAAAATGTAAACAGGAAAAGTCCATTCTGTAATTAGAATCAATAATTCTTTTTTTTAGTATTTTAAGGTTTAGTTGTTTAATAGCTAATTAAGTCGTTCAACCCTTTTTGTGAGGGTTTCACTTAACTACCTAATATGATATACTCCAGAACTTTTACCTTGAACAAGAAACATCATAGCATACCTAATAGCGTCAATATAGTGATTAAACTTATCTATTGGTACAGTTCCTTTATCTTTCCAAGCGTAATTATTTACTTCTTTAATAATATCAACACTATCTTTATCTATAATCCATTCATAGTCTTGTATTAAAGCTATACCACTTAATATACTACCAGTCTTTTTTATAGTAGGCTTCATATTTAAACCACTATTCTTTAGTTCTCTTATTAGTCTTGGTTCAGAGTTATCACAAATAATTAAATCAGATTTAGCATAAGCCTTGTTTAGTCTTATAATTTCACTTGTAGATAAGTTAGGTTTATTATAACATTGCTTTACCCATAGCTGTCTATTAGCTACATCTACAGAAACTGAAACTAAGGTTGTATCATCTAAACTAAACCCAAAATCTTGACCATAACACATTAACTCTCTATCCATAAAGACACCTGTTCTCCAATTCTTTATAATAACTCCTTCTGCACGTTCTTTCCAACCACCTAATATTTGGTGTAAGTATTTACTTGGATTATTTCTTTTAGTCTTATAAATAGTCTGTAAGAAAGATTCTGGTAAGTTAGCCTTATTATCTTTATAAGTAGTGTGTATGTAAGTAACACCTTTCTTTGTTAAGTTACTACCATCTTGTACTAAAGCATCTCTAAAAAACCTTTTGTATATCCAATGCTCTTTAGTTGCAGGGTTTAATATTAAGATAACTCTGTTTTGTTTAGTTATTGCTCTAACAGATAAATCTATCTTATCAAAAGTTTCTTCATCATCTAACTCTTCTGCCTCATCTACTACAAAGGTAGTAATACCATTAAGTGATTTAAG